ATATACAGAAGGTATATATTTTAAAATGTGTGTAATAGTAACTGAAGGTTACTAAAACTTAGGATGTTAAGCATCCTTGATAAACAAACCGAAAGGAGGGAAGGACAAGCCAAAAGTCCTCTTAATTTAAAGGGAAAGCCAAAATCCCTGAAACTTAAAACTAAATTAAACTACAAATCTAAAATACTCCTAACAAATTCATCTTGCACGTCAAAAATCTGTGCATCTACTTGCGGCCAAGTCATGAATTCTGCACTCCTCAAAACATCAGAATCAGAATCAGCACAAGCAGATACGATCTTACTACGCATTTCATCAAACGTAGTCTGTCCGTGACCATGTAAGAACCTTACAGCATCTTTCGCAATCACAACAGATTTTTGTTCATTCTCACCTTTTCCTCTAACATAACAAATCATATCTCTAATGGTTCCTAAATCTAAAGCAGCTAACAAAGTATCGTAACGGTTAGGATGTAAATGGAAAGTTCTCTTGAGGAATGAAACATTCTCAAACGCATCAGTTTCAACCATAGTAGGTCTCTTCAGCGCATCAGTAAATTCCAGTCCAATCAAATCCATAAACTTCTTAATCGTTACATTGTTAAAGATAGGGTAAAAGGCAGAATGTGTTCGTGCAACCAGATCGTCTCCATAAGTAACAATACGAACAGCTTTACGAAAATAGTAAAAAAGATTCTCTTTACACATCTCGTACAACTTATCGTTAGTCTCAACAGTGTATACCCAGGCACATCTAATGTACAGGTTATTGACAAAGGTATTGAATTCAGCAGTGAAAGGATTTCCTGAGAATATACCCTGTTGAGGCCTAAACCAATATTGTAGAACAATATGGTCACTGTTAATTAGCAGAGCAAACAATCTTCGCATCATCAACACATCTTGAGGGGTGACATCACCATACTTAAGGTACCAGTTAACAATTATATCTATCATCTTACCAGCTACATGATGTATTATGGTGGGGCCAAAGTTCTTGTAATCAGCTGTAATATAGCGAGCGTCTGTAAAAGCCACTTCTTCTTCAACTTCTCCCATGTATTTAAACATGTCGAAAGCTTCAGCATCTATATTACATCCAATTGCAGAACCAACACGAAACTTAGCCTTTCTGAAAGCAGCAAAGAACGGCAGGAAGTACTGTAGAAACAATACATGAGTGACAAAATCACTTCCATTAATTCCTCTGATAGCTTTTGCGGGCTTTTTCCGCTCATCCTTGAGAAACAACATAGCATTAGACCTTGGTTTTTTTCCAGCAAGTAGTTCAGTAACAAACTCATTATACTGGGCAGCAAACTTTGGATGTATGCCAGTTATGTTTCTGCCATTTTGATCAATAGTTTCAGTGAAACACTGACCTTTCTTAGGCAGTCCCAAGTTGAGCAGAGGTAAGCCAGACGAAGTATCGCGCATGGGGGGGAGGTGGAAAGGTAAGTTTGGGATTCCTTCTAAAGCAGTTTTCAGTGGCAATGGTCTTGGTTTATAAGCACTAACAGGTGGGGCTTCCTTCATAATAACATCTTCATACTCTTTAGCAGCAGCATCAACAATTCTCTCAGGTAAAACTAAATACTTAGGTTCCTTAGAATAAGGTTTCATACATTCAAAAGCATCTTGCATCTTTCCTTGGGGTATTACCTTCTCAGGCTCACCCAACACTCCATACAACGAACTTTTCTGTAAGCTGGACTTCGTACTAATCCGACCAATGAAGGTAGGGTCAGTAATCTTTTCAACTACACAAAAGTCGTTTTGCATTTCGTTCTCAACTTGAACAGTTTCAATGTCATGGACATCTGTGAACAAGGCTCCACAGGACTCTCTCAGCTTTAATAGAAGGGCTTTACCACAAATAGTGGCGCCGCCCATTCCACTAGGCCATCCTGAGTTGTGAAATGCAACAATCTTTCCAGAAACTTGATCTACTACTGGTGAGGCACATAGACCATTTCCCTGGAAACCTTTATAAGTAAGCAATTGTTGTTGTTTGCCTTCAGGTGCAGCAATTTGCACTTTAGCATTCGTAACAATTGTTTTCTTATAAAGCCCTCCATTCCAATCATACACACACAGTTCACTTGAAATGTTACTTAATTCTAATGGGCTAGCAAACAAATTAATCTTATCTCTAACAGGTTGCAATCTAGGGTGAGTAATTACTCCTACATCATGTTCTTCACAAAACAAGTACTTAGAGGTACATTCTTTCCAAGGCACAGTCATCACTATAGGCGTTCCCGCATGGGTCTTATACATAAAAGTACAAGTTTGTGGGTTAGCCTCTTGCAACTTCTTAACAGTATGTCCTGGTAAGAACCAAGCAGTTCCTCCTAAACAGTACATGTTAGTAGAAGTCTCATGTAAGACTTCTTTAACAAGGTAAGTACACTTAAATCTACCACATCCTTTCATAATTACATCTTCTAGATCTTGGAACTTAGGATTATTCAACTGTAAGATTTTAGAACCAGGTGTTTTGGTCTTAGGTGTCTTCATTTGTCTTTCATAATCCTGTGCTTTTCCTTTTCCGAAAATCCTCTTACACAAATAAACTATCAGATAAATCAATGCACCAGCAACAACTACAGCAGAAAAGAATTTAAACAACTTATAAGTAGTAGTAGGGGGTTCGAAATCAACTAACTTAATGGCCTTAACTCCCATAATTCTCCTAACCTTAACTAAATCATCTTCATCAATATGGTCCTTAACGAAATCAAAACTAACTCTCTTCATATAATCAGAACAATTACATTGGTTTTGCTTAAAATGACAAAAAGTTTCATGAAGCTCAAAGATATCAAGTTCATCTCCTTCACAGAACACTTTCATAACTTCACCAGGGGTAAAGGTAGTCAGTTTTCCATTTAGAATACAAACATTATAATCTTCATGACCATGTTTGATAAAGAAGCTATGTACACATGAAACAGCATTGGTATCAAGAATTGCCTTACAATCGAAAAACTCATCCTTAAGATCTACATTATCATCTATTATACTCGTATCATCTTGCAGTTCTCCTACATCATCATCCTCTTCATCAGAATCAGAATCATCATCATCATCATCTTCTTCACGAGCTTTCTCCACTTTCTCATTCAAGTCCTTAGCAGTTTCCATACCAGAAATAGCACCAATAGTTGAAATAATATCACTAACTTCAGCAACAGACAATTCAGCAAGCCTCTTAGCAGTATTATCAGCAGTAAGCTCCTCAAACAAGTCTTTCTTCTCTTTGCTAAAAATTCTTCTAATCTTAACTAACTCTACAAGCTTCTTTACCATAATTTTGGTAAATTCAGGGAAACTAACTTCTGTCACAACTGATGGACGCTTAGTACCATCAAAAGAATACCTAACACAAAGGTGAGCAAGATCTTCAAAGCCTGGGAAAGCATCTTCAGGGTGTTCCTTAACATGTTTACTAAACTCTTCAATCTTTGCTCTACCTTCAAAACCTAACTTATGAATGTGTGCAGTAAATTCTCTACTTATGATAACTTCAGCTACAATATCTCTCCTAGATTTAAAAGCATCATCACTTAAAACTAACTTTCTCTTCTCAGCGTAAAAACTATTTGAATCTACAAAGGTTCCTAAAAACTTATGACTTTTTCCTTTATCATTAACATTAGCCATATTTGGATTAAATGGAATAGGTGAATGAATTTCATACCAATCTCTAATAAACTGTGTAATTCCTTCATCTGAGTTATCCTGTTCAGGATCACTCATCCATAGTAAGAGTTGATCTTCTAATCCATCCCAGAACTTAGCTCCAGCTGTTCTTCTATAAAGGGGATCACTATCACAAGGAATGTGCATCTCCTTCATAAAAGCTGCAGCAAGCTTAGGGACTATAAAAGATTTACCAATACCAGGTTTTCCATAAATCCAAACACAGAAGGGCACAGAATACTTATCCTTCAGCAAGAAACTCTTAGCATGTTCCAAGTATACATCACGTACTCTAGCAAGCATCTTATCAACTATATTAAACACTGTAGTAACAGACCTTTCCTCAGATTCAGTTCTCATCTTAACAAGCTTATCATACAACACTGTTCCTTTCTTAGCACAATCAATCAATTTTTGTTGTTTCTTAGTGTCAGTACCGATTTTAGAAGAGAATTCAGGCGAACATACCACATTTGCGGTAGTAAGCCATTCTTCTACTTCAGGTTTGATAGTTCCAAGATTCATCAGCATTAATTCACACTGTTGTTTCTTAGAAGCATACCACACGGTACCTTCGCTAATCAGATCAAAATTGTTCTTCATGAAAACATCTACAGAATTTATGTTCCTAAAAATAGCAGTCGTCTTGTTTAAAAGTTCTCCAGGAATCTTCTTCAATGGTGTAAACACTAAACCAATTCCAGCAAGAATAAAAGAAAATACAATATTAAAATACCTTAAACCTACAGAGGGTAATGTCTTAGATTCACCAGCTTGAAACTTTCCAGAAAACAATGAAGTAACCTTACTAGCTAACAAAGCAATAGCATCAAATGAAATTAAGCCTAAATGGAATAGAATTCCAGCAAAACATGAAATCGTAACAGACTTCTTCTTAGCATCTAACATAATCTGAATGTAATGTACAATAGAAGCAAAGCTCTGGATAGGTAAATCAAAAACTCTTGCAAGTTTTTCCTTAACATATCCAAGAATACCGTTTAAAGTATCAGCAGCAGCTCCTACCTTAGCAGAAGATTCATTAAAAGTATCAGCAGCAGCACCGACTCTTAACGAAGATTCATTAAGATTGTCAGCAGCATTCCTAACAGCAGGTACAGTTTCATGAACTTGATCAATTACACTAGGGATTTTTCCTACACTATTCACAGTTCTTGCCATCCTATTACTCATAGAGTGCAGCCACTGCTTTACTGAAGCAGTGGACGCACTTGAGCCGGAAAAACTACCATCATTAAGTGTCGACATAACGGGACCAGGGTTGGTCTCTACATCTCCACTCTCAAGTAATCTTTTCTTAGCTAAAGAAGCAGCATGACTAACTCTAAGCGGATACATCTTAACTCCTACAGATCCT